ATGACTTTACGAACCTGGTCCTGGCAATCGATGAGCTGGTGCAGTTGATCGGCGTTCAACTGCGCATGATCGTGATCGATACCCTGGCACGGTCATTTGGCGGTGGAAATGAGAATAATTCTGATGATATGGGGGTCTATATCCAGTCATTGGGCAAGATCCAGAACCGCTACAAGTGCTCACTCATGTTGCTGCATCATGCAGGGAAGGACAGTAGTAAAGGGTTGCGTGGGCATAGCTCACTCCTGGCAGCGGCGGATACCTCGATGGAGATCTTGAGGTTCACAGAATCCATGAAAGGCCAGATCATTATGTCTAAGCAGAAGGACGGCGAGGACGGCCAAAGGTACGGGTTTGAGGCCATCACGGTGGACATTGACAGGTCTGAACTGGGCCTGGAGAACGGCAGCAGCCTGGTTATTGAGGCGTCAGATGTTGGCGACACGAAGGACAAGACCGAAGAAAATAAGCCACAAAAGGGCAAACCAATTGGGGCAAAACAGAAGATTGCCGAGAAGTCACTGAATGTTGCAATTAAAACCTTTGGCTCCATTATGGACACTCCAGAGGGGCGCAAAAACACCATCACTTTGGACCAGTGGAAGGCCGAATTTACGGCCATGATTGGTTCAGATGTGTCCGCAAAAGACCTGGCAACGTACTGGTTAAGGGCCAAGGATCACGTCATAAAGAGTGGCTTTGGGACCATAAGGAACGACAAGGTATGGGCCAACCGTAAGGACGTTACCACTGGATTTGAGGCAGAGGCACTGCTAAAGGCAGGGAAAATGGCCGCATTGGTTGATGAGTGAGTCATGTAATGGCTGACAATGTTATCCACTACAAATACTACAACTACCACAGATGTAGTGCAGCTGTAGTGCTACACATACTACAACTACTACAAACACCCCTGGAAGGGGTTGTTTGTAGTGTGGTGTGTAGTGTGGTGTTTGTGGTGTAGTGATTATTGATTTGATGATTAATGGATTGGAGGTGCAAGATGAGCGCAAAACAGAACCAAGTGGGTCAGGTCAAAAGTCGCATACCCAGCCGTGGTGTTAAGCCAGACTTTCCCGCAACAGATTTTGAGATCAGGCAGGCATCATGGCTGGCTGAGATTGATCGCATCAAGGTGGATCAGGACTGGAAATGGGGGACTGACAGGTTGTGTACTTTAGTTGATGCTGGGTTTCGAGAGAAATTCTGGCAACAACAGCAGCGGGTCTGGTCTGCTTGTCAGGCCAGAGATAGCGAGAAGCTCGAGAAGTCAGCAGCCGGGATGGTCAGGGCTTACCAGGCGCTCGAGGCCTGGGCATTTCAGAACGCGGTGCCTGTGCGGCCAGCCGTGGGCGCGGTGGAGCATGTTGGGAAAGATGGGAAGCTGATGGTGGTGGTCGCCACCAAGCAAGATGCGGTCTGGTATCGGGAGAACCGGCCAGACGTTACCGGGCAGCATGTTTGGACCATGGAAGAGATCGAGCTGCTGATTGAGGCTGAGATCAACCAGGCAGTGGTCGAGGCCAAGATCAGGTACGCTAAGTACGACCCGGTAGTGGTCAAGATCGGTGGAGAAACAGGCTTTGATGACTTTGTCAATGATCTGGATCTCTCGCAACCATCGAAGGAACCTAAAATGTTCGATAGCAAAACAGCGGAGAAATTTAAGCATGGACAGAATCAATCGATTTAAGGCACTTTGTGCCAAGTGCTGGGCTTGGGTGCTTGAGCGCGTTAAACGCGCTGGAAAGGGCTGAAAACATGCCTGGAAGACCTAAATTTAGACGTGACATTGCTTTGCTGGAGGAACTTCCAGAAGAGATGATTTTTGCAATGGTCGAGGCTGGCAAGCCAATGTCGGTGATTTGCATCGAGCTGGGCATTGGGCGCAAGGCGTTAGAGACGTGGATCGAAGATCAGGATCGTCCTGATATGATCGCCCGTGCGCGCGCAAAAGCAGCCGATGAGTTGGCTTGTGAGACGCTGGCGATAGCAGACAACACCGATCCCGAGCACGCCGCGCACGCTCGCGTCCGCATCCAGACGCGCCAGTGGCTCGCGGAAAAGTGGAAACCGAGCGTTTACGGCGCCAAACAGGCGCAGGTCCAGGTCAATATCCACTCGATGCGCATGGACGCGCTGCGCCATGCCGAGGTGATCGAGGTCGAGTTATCCACAGGGCAGGACAAATAAGTGACCACTTATCCACAGATCAGAGAGGATTGCCTGTGGATAATGGTCATATCTGTGCATAAGCACTGTCGTATGCCTGTAATAACTTAACATAATGGACAATGTAGCGATTAGGCTTTTGATAACGATCAGCCGATTCCAGCGTACATGCGGCACTGCACGCAAGCAGTCACTAACCAGCAATTCACAGGCGCGTGCAAGTTGCGCACAGGCAGTTGGCGCCTGGCCGCTGGCGCTGGCCTGCGTGGCCGCGCCGGACCCCCCCCTTGCGCTCGCGGCTGGGGGCAGGCTGATGCAGCACCTTAACAAACACCGACCATGACCCACCCCCCTACCCCGGCACCGTCCACCGTCACTCTCCCAAAAAAAATAAAAAAAGTTGAGACAACGCTGGACCCCACCCAGAACCCGTTTGTTGAATTCGTAAGACTCTACAAGAACAACCCTGTAAGGTTCGTGCAAGAAGTGCTGGGCGTGACCCCTGACCCTTGGCAAGCTGAATTCCTGATGCACATCGCCAAGGGCAACCGCCGCATCTCTGTCAGGTCCGGCCACGGCGTTGGCAAATCTACCGCTGGCGCATGGGCGATGCTTTGGTATTTGCATTTGCGGTTCCCGGTGAAGATTGTCGTTACGGCCCCCACCAGCAGCCAGCTCTATGACGCGCTCTTTGCGGAACTCAAGCGCTGGATCAAGGCTATGCCACAACTGCTCCAGGACCAGCTCGAGGTCAAGCAGGACCGCATCGAGGTCAAGGATGCCGCCACCGAAGCGTTTATTTCAGCCAGGACATCACGCGCCGAGCAGCCCGAAGCCCTCCAGGGCGTGCACAGCGACAACGTGATGCTGGTTGGGGATGAGGCATCGGGTATACCCGAGCAGGTATTCGAGGCCGCTGGTGGCTCCATGTCGGGACACAACGCCGTGACCTTGCTGCTGGGTAACCCGGTGCGGTCCAGTGGATTTTTTTACGACACCCACAACCGGCTTGCTGATGACTGGGTGACTATGAAGGTAGCGTGCGCTGACTCACCTCAAGTGAGCCAGGAATACATTGAGGAGATGAAGGCGCGTTACGGTGAAGAGTCCAACGCTTACCGCATCAGGGTGCTGGGTGAATTCCCCAGATCTGACGATGACACGGTGATCCCCATGGAACTGCTGGAGATGGCAAGCCAGAGGGACGTTGAGGCCAGCCAACACGCTAGGATGGTCTGGGGCTTGGACGTTGCCCGGTTTGGTTCTGACAAGTCAGCCTTGTGCAAGCGGCAGGGTAACGCCGTCACTGAACCCATCAGGACATGGAAGAACCTCGACCTGATGCAGCTCACGGGTGCCGTTGTCGCTGAGTGGGAAGTGCTTATGCCAAGCTCCAGGCCAGCGGAGATCTTGGTCGACTCGATTGGCTTGGGTGCTGGTGTGGTTGACCGGCTGCGTGAACTGGGTTTGCCTGCTCGCGGGATCAATGTGTCAGAGTCCCCTGCCATGGGCCAGACGTACAGAAACCTAAAAGCTGAACTCTGGCACAAGGCCAAGGCATGGCTTGAGGCGCGTGACTGTCGGATGCCAAAAGATGAACAGTTGATCGCTGAACTGGCGACAGTGCGCTACTCATTCACGTCCAGCGGCAAGATCCAGATTGAGGGGAAAGATGAGATCAGGAAGCGCGGCCTGCCGTCCCCTGACCGGGCAGATGCGTTTTGTCTGACGTTCGCAAGTGACGCTGTTGTGGGGATGTATGGGTCGAGCATGTCTGGGAAGTGGTCGCAGCCATTGCGCAGGAACCTGCCGCGGGTTGCATAATTGGGGAATTCATAGGAGTATTTGAATGAAGATGACCAAAGCGCAAAAGAAGGTTGGCAAGGTGATGGGTGAGTACAAGTCTGGAACCCTGCACTCTGGCAAGGGCGGCAAGGTTGTGAAAAGCCCCAAGCAAGCCATTGCGATTGCCATGTCTGAGGCCAAGATGCCTATGCGCGGCTCACGCACTGCCACCAACATGAAGACTCGGGGGATGAAATGAAGGCCGGTTTGTACTCGAACATCGCGGCCAAGCGTGAGCGTATCGCCGCTGGCTCCAAAGAGAAGATGAGGAAACCCGGCTCGCCTGGCGCCCCCACTGCCAAAGCGTTTAAGCAGTCAGCCAAGACGGCAAAGAAGAAATGATCAAGCGCGGATCTGAGACATTCTCAGACTACAACTCCCCCAAGCGCACGCCAGGCCATAAGACCAAGAGTCATGCGGTGCTGGCACGGTCTGGGGACGAGGTCAAGCTCATCAGGTTTGGGCAGCAGGGGGCAACTGGTTCCCCTGACGGGTCCAAGAGGAATGAGGCATTCAAGGCCAGGCACGCGCAAAACATTGCCAAGGGCAAGATGAGCGCGGCCTACTGGGCAAACAAAGTGAAATGGTGAACGACTATGGCAACTAAAGACTATGAACGCGCAGCCGAGCAGATGATGAAGGGTGGCGGGGACAAGTGCCCCACGGCCACTCAAGACATTACGGTGAACCTCAAGAACCGTGGCAAGGCCATCAACTCTGCTGCCTACGGCCCAGAGAACCCGGCACTGCCCAATAAACAGTTTTGGATGCAAAAGGCCAAAGACTGGGAAATCAGCGAGAAGGATGCAAAGACAAGTCTTTGCGGTAACTGCTCCGCATTTAACCAAGAGAAATCGATGCTTGACTGCATCGCCAAGGGCATTGGTGACGAGGGTGACCCCTGGGCCATGATCGATGCCGGTGACCTTGGGTACTGCGAGATCTTTGACTTTAAGTGTGCCGCCAGCCGTACTTGTGACGCCTGGGTCGCTGGCAGCGAAGAGGGCGAAGATGAGGAAGAGGGCGAAGAATACAGCGGCAATGACATGGGGTCTGCCGGCATGGGTTCGTTGATCACGATTAATGTGGGTGGGAAGGACTGACATGGACAAGAACCGAGCAATGGGTGCAGGCGGGTTTAGACCCCCCAATGAGCAGCAGATGCAACTGCAAGAGTTGATGCGCAGCCTCAACCTTATGAACCGTCCACCTGACGTGATGATGGGCACCGGCAACGATCTGGGCTATGCCAGTTTGATGGGTCGCGGGATCAGGCCTCAGTCGCGGCCCATGATCGCTGGCTCGATGGGCACCCAGACTCCCATGGGCTTGCTTGAAATGTCCAGAGAATTCACGCCTACTGGCCCGGTTGATGAGGCCACACTCAGAAACCAGATGCCCATGATGGGCGGTTTACTGGGTGCTGACGTTTTCCAGAGTATGCAAGACCCATCACGTGGCGCGTCCATGTCGTACCAGCGCCCAGTTGGGCCTGGCATGGCAAGTGTTAGACAGACCAACCGTGTCGGCCAGGACGAGCAATTGCGGCGTGACCAGCAGATGCAGTACCTGATGCAGGTTGGCAAAAACATGGGCCTTGGCCTTTACGCTGACAGGGCTGACATGGGCGCAGGCATGGGGCCGATGAATTACGGCGTGCGGATGCAGGGCCAGTTTTGATCTCTCCCATTGCTGTTGCCACCGTCAAGGGCAAGTGCTTGCGGATGATGATGACGAGCGTGCGCGAGTAT